TTCTGACATAATACCCCAAGTGATAATCTAATTAAGTTACTGATTAATAAGGCTCATCACACCACTGTTACATTTCGTAATGAAACTTACATTAATTGAGATAAATCTTAACTATGTCATATCGAGATTTCAATCAAATTAAGCTTGCGGAAAAATCCTTATAAATTATTTTTTAAAAAAATAAATATTTTTCAATTAATTCATATAGTTAAACCCATGCTAATTTGAAGGCAAATGACGTAAATTTGTCAAACACATCAAAATAATTTTTAACAATACGAATATTTCAAAACTTTAGCGGGGGGGGGCTCATGTCATTAACTGCCTCTTAATGATGCGGTCTTATATGTAGAATGTCCTCTTATGGTTTTGAGTGGATTCTCGCGAGTTTCTTGCTACTATGAGCGAAAATAAAAACACTTACATTTATGTGGTTAGAGTTCATGTTTTAGGCCATATTGTTTATCCACTTGTGGGAATTTCAAACGAATAAGATCTAAACGCGATAACGTCTTCCTCTATCCATTCATTGAGCTCCTTTAATCGCTCCTGAAGCGGAATAAGTTCGTTGCGGACAAACACCTGCGCCGCCTTCACCACATCGCCAAATCCGCCGGTGTTATCCGGAATAATCCCCATCATCTGAGGCGGTACGCGGTGCGCGCTTAGTAGATCGTCGCGGCTGGCCTTTTTGATGTTGAAAAAGTCATCCCGTGTTGCCACTTCGCTAAGCGGAAGAATTTTGATGCCATCCGGCTTACCGTTGGGCGCATACATAAACAGGTTGCGGAAGTTGCCGATCCCTTTGGTGTCGCGCATAGCCTGTCGCATACGCTCGATATCGCTGCTGCTTTGCGCCGCGTCGGTCATATAGAGAATGTAACCGGCGTGCGCGCCGTTCTGATAATACTTGCGGCGGAACAGCGTAGCGGACTCATTCAGCCAGGCGGAGTTAAGCGCGCTGAGATATTCCGGCAGGCCATACAGCTCCTGATTAATATCCGGCTCGATAAGGTGGAACACCTGATCCGCATTGAACTGGTGCGCCTCCTTCAATTCCCCCACAAACCAGTAAACCCCATCCTCCACGCCGCGCCGCGTATATTTGGCCGGTGACGTTTCAAGGCGCAGCGGCTGACCGAGCGTGTTGCGGCGCAGCTCGGCGAAGGCGTTGCCAAATACCAGATAATCCAGCGCAAACTTACTGAACTCCTGCTGGCTCAGTAGCGGGTGCGGGATAAAGGTTGAAGCCAGAATGTTGCGCTTAACGTACAGCGGCGAACTGTGGTGCACCGCCGAGCGCAGGCTTTTTGCCAGCCCGTGAAAACTGACCGGCGGCTCGTACCAGCGCCCGTTATGGATGCATTCGGTGTAATCCATAATATCGCGCTTATCCAGCACCGCCGTTGGCTCGCCGAAGCTGAACGCTTCGAATGGCTGCGGCGCGGCCGGTGATGGCTGGGATTGGGCAGTAAATGCCCTGCGGTCTTTGCGTTTGCTCATCAGTAAAATTCCATGAATGAAGGGTTATCGCCGCCGCTGGCAGCGGTGAGCGGTTCGTTAAGCAGTGCGTGCATGATTGCCCACGCGACGTCGGCGTGGCTGGCTTCTTCGCTGCGGCTGGCTTCGTAGGTTGAGCGGTTGCCGCTGGCGGTCATGGTTTTGCGGATTGCCATAAAGGATTGCGTGATATCGGTCTGGCCCGCGTCGTATTCGAGTCGCCCGCTGCTGATGGTGTCTTTCGCTTTCAGTACCATGGCGGTTTTGACTTCAGGCGAGTATTTGATTTCGCGCGCTGCCGGGAAGAACTGGCGAACAAGCTGGAATACGCCTTGCCCGATGCCGGTGGCATCCACGCCGATGTACTCGACGGTGTATTTTTCGGTGAGCTGCTTAATCGACTGCGCCTGTGCGGCAAAGTCCATGCCGCGCCACTGGTGGCGCTCCAGCACGCGGAATTTGCCGCCCTTCACCATCGGCGGCGCGATGACTGCACATCCGGCGCTGTCGCCGGTGTGTGAGGGATCGTAACCAATCCACACCGGGCGATAGTCGAACGGGCGCAGCGCGTACGGGTTGAAGTCCGTCCATTCTTCCAGGCTGTCGACCATGCAGGTCTGCAGCTCGGCAAACGGAAACACGCTGGCCTCGTCGTCGACAAATTCACACATCAGCAGGTTCTGATATTCAGATGGGCTGTACTCGAGCTGCAGCTGATCGATATCGAACAGGTTGCAGCCGCCGGTCAGCGCATCCTCAACAGTGACAATCTGCCGCCACTGCCCGTCGCCGCACAGCGCGCCTTTCGCCAGATGTGAGTGCGAGAGATCCAGCTCAATGCGGTCACCTTTGTTACGGCGCCCTTTGTTGAACAGTTCGCCAGACCAGAAGGGATAAGCGCTGTGTGACAGGCTCGACGGCGTGGAAAAATAGGTTGTGCGCCACTTCTTGTGCAGCGACATGCCGCTGGCGACTTTGCGCAGCTCCTGAAACTTCGGTATCCAGAAATATTCATCCAGGTACAGATTGCCTGTGTAGCTCTGCGCGGTACGCACGTTGGTGCCGAGAAAAATCAGGCGCGCGCCGTTGGGCAGCACTATCGGATCGCCTTTCAGGTCAACGTCAACCTGACGGGCGAAATCGAGAATGTAGTTTTTGAAGACGTGCGCCTGCGCCTTGCTTGCGGATAAGAAAATCTGGTTGCGCCCGGTGGTCAGCGCATCGATCAGCGCCTCGCGGGCAAAGTAAAACGTGGCGCCAATCTGGCGGGATTTAAGGATATTGCGAATGCGGTGGGCGAGTCCGGCCTGATGCCAGCCGAGCTGGTACGCAAAGCAACCATCCATAAACAGGCCGGTAAGCTTGTCGGTCTGCTCGTCGCTGAATACGTTTTTAATCACCGGCTGGCGCTCGCCTTTGTTGCGGTTGCGCACGTTAGGGTTCAAGTCGGCCTCGTTGCCGCTGCTGCGGTAGCGCTCAACGCGCGCCAGCCGTTCAATCTGGCGGCCTAGTGCGTCTATCTCTTTGTAATCACCGTTCCCCTTTACCTCTTTCATGATGAGCTGAATCAACCGCGCTTCCATGCTGGCTTCCACGCGGCTAATGGGCGCGATGCTGTCCCATTCGTCGCGCAGCTTCCAGCTCTGCACGGTCGGCGTTTTCTGTCCTAGCGTCTCCGCAATCTGGCGCACGGAAAACCCCTGCCAGTAAAGCAGCGCAGCCTGACGGCGCGGATCGCTGATGATGGTGCCGGGTGTCATGTTCATGCCGGTAAGGCTACCGGTGGCACATTGGGCGCGCCTGCACTCGCTGTTTGCTGATACGTGAGCGGGCGGGCATGCGTTGAGGGATTGGGTGGCGGCGGTGAAACTGGCCCCGAACCGAACCAATCCACTGACCGGAGCCTGATTAATGGCAACTAAAGCAAAGCGTTTCCGCATCGCTGTGCAGGGCGCAACCACCGACGGCCGCGAGATTTCCCGCGACTGGATTTCGCAGATGGCGAAAAACTATGACCCCACCGTGTACGGCGCACGCGTCAACATGGAACACATCAAAGGCTATGCTGCCGACAGCACGTTCCGCCGCTTTGGTGACGTAACGAAGGTGGAAGCCGAAGAGATTACCGAAGGCCCGCTGGCGGGCAAGCTCGCGCTGTTTGGCTACATCGATCCCACCCCGGAGCTGGTCGAGCTGACTAAAGCGCGCCAGAAGGTTTACACCTCCATCGAAGTGAACCCGAAATTCTCCGACACGGGCGAAGCCTATCTGATTGGTCTGGCCGTGACCGACGACCCGGCAAGCCTCGGCACGGAATATCTGAGCTTCAGCGCCACCGCCAAAGCCAGCCCGCTGGCGTCCCGCAAGCAGGACAAAGAGAACCTGTTTACCGCCGCCGAAGAAACTCTGATCGAGTTTTACGACGAAGCCGACGCAGGCCCGTCGCTGCTGTCGCGCGTTAAAGAGCTGTTTACCCGCAAAGAAAAAACCGACGACGAGCGCTTTAGCGACGTGAGCGTAGCGGTCACTGCCGTCGCTGAGCAGGTGCAGAAGAACGGCGAAACCCAATCACAGCAGGTGGCCGCGCTGGAAAAAACCTTTTCCGATCGCATCGCGGCGCTGGAGCTGGAAGCACGTAAAGACCGCGAAGCGCTGAGCACCCTGCAGGAGACGCTGGCGAAAACTGACGGCGGCTTTAACCGTCGCCCGCCTGCGACCGGCGGCGACAACAAAGGCAGCGTGCAGACCGACTGCTGATACGCCCGGCATGAGAAAACCCGATTACTGATTAACAGGAGCGCCAATGCGCAAGAATACCCGCTTTAAATTTAACGCCTACATGTCCCGCGTCGCCGAGCTGAACGGCGTTGAAATCGACGATATGAACAAGAAATTCAGCGTCGAGCCGTCCGTCACGCAGAAGCTGATGACCCGCGTGCAGGAGTCGTCCGCGTTTCTGACCCGCATCAACATCGTGCCGGTGCCGGAAATGAAAGGCGAGAAAATCGGCGTCGGCGTGTCCGGCTCGATTGCCAGCACCACCGATACCGCTGGCGGCGACGAGCGCGAAACCGCTGATTTCTCCGCGCTCGACAGCCAGGGCTATGAGTGCGCGCAGGTCAACTTTGATTTCCATATCCGCTACAACACGCTTGACCTGTGGGCGCGCTACGACGATTTCCAGACGCGGCTGCGCGATTCCATCATCCAGCGACAGGCGCTGGACCGCATCATGATCGGCTTTAACGGCACGCACCGCGCCAAAACCTCTAACCGCGCAGCGAATCCAATGCTGCAGGACGTGGCGGTGGGCTGGCTGCAGAAGTACCGCAACGAAGCGCCGAGCCGCGTGATGAGCAAAATCACGGAGGAAGACGGCACGGTGATTTCGCCCAAAATCCGCGTGGGCAAAGACGGCGACTACGCCAACCTCGACGCGCTGGTAATGGACGCCACCAACAACCTGATCGAGCCGTGGTATCAGGAAGACCCGGAGCTGGTCGTCATCGTGGGCCGTCAGCTGCTGGCCGACAAGTATTTCCCGATTGTGAACAAAGACCAGGCGAACACCGAGCAGCTTGCCGCTGATGTCATCATCAGCCAGAAGCGCATCGGCAACCTGCCAGCGGTGCGCGTGCCGTACTTCCCGGCCAACGCCATGATGATCACCCGCACCGATAACCTGTCGATTTACTGGCAGGAAGGCACGCAGCGCCGCCACATTGAGGAGGTGCCAAAGCGTGACCGCATCGAAAACTACGAATCCGCTAACGAGGATTACGTGGTGGAGGACTATGCGGCGGGCTGCGTGATTGAAAACATCGAACTCGGTGATTTCAGTGAACCGGCAGCAGCCACCGAAACCCCGGCAACGGGAGAGTAACGCATGCTGAGTCCCGCCCGCCGTCACCGGATGCGCGTCCAGGCCGAAACCGAATCGCAGCGGGATGCGAACCCGCTGCGCCACGCCACCGGCTATGAGCAGATGCTCGTAAAACTCAACGAGGACAAGCGCCGCCTGAAGAAAGTCCACTCGGTAGAGCGCAAGGCTGAGCTAAAACGCCAGCTCCTGCCCGACTACCTGCCGTGGATTGCAGGTGTGATGAACAGCGGGCGCGGCGCGCAGGATGCCATCGTGATGACCGTCATGATCTGGCGACTGGACACAGGCGACGTAACCGGCGCGCTCGAAATCGCCCGTTACGCATTAACGCACGGTCTGGTACCGCCCGACGGATTCAAACGCGACAGCCTGCCGTACCTGCTGGCCGAGGAAGTTGCCAGCGCCGCGACACGCGCCTGGACGGCAAAAGAGGCGGTCGATATTGCGCCGCTGCTTGAAACCATCCGGCTGACCGACGCCGAGGACATGCCCGATCAGGTGCGCGCCAAGCTGCACAAAATCGCCGGGTATGTGTATCGCGATTCGGGCGGGACTCTGGAAGCCATGCATCACCTGAAACGCGCGCTGCAGCTGCACGAGGGCTGCGGCGTGAAAAAAGACATAGAGCGGCTGGCGACTGCCATGAAAAAGCAGGCGCAGGCCAGCCGCTGACCGGACGCGACCCCGCGCAGGGCGGCAGGACGGCAAGGCACTTTAAGTGCCTGCGCCGTCCTCCACCGCCCACCTATTTCTGAGGCCAACTATGAGCACGCTGGTAATTGCAGCACAGCGACCGGCAGAGACTGCCGAGCCGCCGGTAAAAAACACCTTTTTCTGGCCTGATATCGACCTGCAGCAGCTGCGCGAATCACTGCGCTACGAGGGAACCGTCACCGCGCAGCGCCTGCGGCTGGCGGTGAAAACGGCGATTAGCGAAGTGAACGCCGAACTGTACGACTGGCGCGCCGACCAGATGGCGGCGGGCTTTAAAACGCTCGCTGACGTCCCGGCGGAAGCGCTGGACGGCCTAAGCGAAAAAATTACGCATTACCTCGCCGCCGTTGAGGCGATCACCGCCGCCACCATCGCCGAGCGCTATCGCGGCTATGACGCCAGCGGCACGAAGAAGGCCGGAGACGTTGAAGCCAGCGCCGACGAATACTGGCGCGACGCGCGGTTCAGCATCAGTCGCGTCGGTGAGCGCCCTAACTGCATCGTGAGCCTGCTGTGACGCGGGTTTACGCCCTGCAGGGCGATACCGTGGACGATATCTGCTACCGCCACTACGGGCGCACGGAGCAGGTAACGGAATCGGTCTTTGATGCTAACCCCGGCCTCGCCGACGCCGGGCCGATACTGCCGCACGGCTGGCCGGTCGATCTGCCTGAGCTGCCGGAATCGTCAACGGGTGAGACCGTTAACCTTTGGGACTGAATCATGAACATCACGATGGAGCGCATCAGCGCCTTTATCACCTACAGCATTGCCGTGGTGATGGGCTGGCTCGGTAAGTGGGATTTGCAGGACGTGGCGACGATCCTCGGCATGGTGCTCGGCGTCGGCATGTTTCTGGTGAGCTGGTATTACCGCCGCAAAACCTACCAGCTTTTTGCAACGGGCCGCATCAGCCGGAGTGACTATGAATCTGCAAACCGTTAAGCGCTGCTCGGTGGGCGTGGTGCTGGCGATTGCCGCCACGCTGCCAGGCTTTCAGCAACTGCATACCTCCGTTGAGGGGCTGAAACTTATCGCCGATTACGAAGGCTGTCGCCTGAGTCCGTATAAGTGCGACGCGGACAAATGGACGGACGGCATCGGCAACACGGTTGGCGTGGTGCCGGGAAAAACCATCACCGAACGCCAGGCGGCAGGAACCTTTATCGCTAACGTGCTCCGCACGGAAAAGGCGTTAACGCGTTGCCTGTTCGTAAAGGTGCCGCAAAAGGTCTACGACGCTCTGGTGTCACTTGCCTTCAACGTCGGCACGGGCAATGCCTGCAGCTCAACAATGGTGAAGCTGCTGAACCAGAGCCGCTGGCGCGAAGCCTGCTATCAGGTGCCGCGCTGGGTCTACGTGAAAGGCGTTTTTAATCAGGGGCTTGATAACCGCCGCGTGCGTGAGTTGGCATGGTGCCTTAAGGGGGCGTTGTGATCCGCATTACAGGAACCCTTCTAGCCGTGGCGATTCTGGCGCTGGTGTTAACCGGCTGGCGCTGGTCGGTTGCCAGCGATGAACTGTCGAGCGCGCAGCGGGTTATCGGCACACTGTCCGCCGGTATCGAGAGCCGGGATAAAGCCATCACCCGGCTTAAAACTGAAAACAACGAAGGGCAGAAGCGCGAAGCCACGCTGCGGCTGATGCAGGGCAAAGCCAGCGCCGGGGCGCTGACGCGAGAGGCACACATACAGAGGGAAACCGATGCAAACCCGATACTCCGTGACTGGTCTGTTACTGCTTTGCCTGATGATGTTATCAGGCTGCACACCCGTCCCGCCTTCACCAGCGCCAGAGATTATCTGGATTGGCTGTCCGCGCGTGACAAGCTGCCCGGTTCCGGGAAATAGCCTGAGAACGGCGGGCGATCTGGCGGCGGATAACCGGCAACTTGAGGCGGCGCTCGCTTCCTGCGGGCTGCAGGTCGAAATCATTAAAGAGTGCCAGGAGCAACACGATGCTGAAACCTCAACAACTCCGCAAGGCACTGACCGACAGCGTGCCGCTGCTGCAGCGCAACCCTGACAGCCTGAATGTTTTTATCGACAGCGGGCGTATCGTATCAACGCTTGCCACCTCGCTGTCGTTTGAATATCAGTACCGGCTGAACATGGTGATCACCGACTATACCGGTGATATCGATCTGCTGATTGTGCCGATGCTGGAATGGCTGCGGGTGAATGAACCCGACATCATGGCGACGAAGGAGAAGCAGCAGAGCGGCTTCACCTTCAAGGCTGACGTGATCAGCGACACGGCCAGCGATATCAGTATTGACCTGCAGCTGAGCGAGCGCGTGATCGTGAAGCGCGTGGGCGATGCGCTGCACGTTAATCACGTTGGTGAAAATCCAATACCGGAGAACGATGCGCGACCCGTGCAGCTCTATGCTGGCGGTGATCTGGTTAGCGAGTGGCGACCATGAGTGATTTGCAACAGGTCAATGACCGGCTGAACGCATTGATTGGCAACCTTTCACCGTCCTCGCGCAAAGAGATGGCGCGCAATATCGCGAAGAAGCTGCGCGCCAGCCAGCAGCAGAATATCAAACGCCAGCAGGCACCGGACGGCACACCCTTCAAGCCGCGCAAGGCGCAGCCAATACGCGGCAAGAAAGGTCGGGTTAAGCGGGAGATGTTCGCGAAGCTGCGCACGGCGAAATACATGAAGGCGCAGGCAACCTCAAATGAGGCGGTAATTGAGTTTACCGGGCGTGTGCAGCGCATGGCGCGGGTGCATCATTATGGTCTGCGTGACAGGCCATCACGTCACGGTAAGGATGCGCAGTATGAAGCGCGCCCGCTTATGGGCCTCAACGATACTGATTTAAAAATGATTGAGGAACTAATAATTTCGCGATTAGAATGATTTAAAATTGTATGTGACGGGA